TTTGATCACCGTAAATAGTTTCAAAACCTGCGCCATTGTTTACATGACGAATATCCTCACCAGTCCAAGGGATTTGTACACCACGGGATTTAGTGATAGACAATGTTTTGCTATCAACAGTTTGATCAGTACCCTCTGGGATTGTCATAGATGGTGCATTATCTACTGCACTAACTTGACGGGTAAAATGTGATCGAACTACATCATTTAAAGCAACACGCTCTGAACCATTACCGTTAATAGTTGATGATGAGATTACGCCAGTAAGTTCACGACCTACTGTATCTGCGGCTTTGTATAAATCAGCCGCTAAGTTTGTTAAGACATTAGCCATTTTATTTCCTTTGTTTAATCGACTACTTTAAATCCATCTTTAGCTAAAGTTGCTCTTTCATATTGCGACTTAGCATCAAATTCAGACCTAGTAATAGTCTTAGATTGAGAATTGTTATTACCACCTTGAGCACCACCGCCAGAGTTGTTTTCGGCTGGTCTAAAATGCTTACCTGTTTCACTTATAGACCAATCTTTTACAGCCTCGCCTAGCACCCTATCACCAATCATAGCTTGGTAGTTTCCATTTTCAGCTTTGATTGTGGCTTGCATTTTCAGCAACGCCTTTGCGGCATCCATCAGTTCTGGTTTAACTCCAGATTTCGCTAAAGCATCCGTTAAATTTGCATCAATAAGATAAGTTGTTAGTGCGGTATCTTTTTCTTTTACAAGTCCAGACAACCGATCCAACTCTTTTTTGCTTAATTTACCGTCATTCTCTAACTTACTAGATAATTCAGCAACTTGGTTTTGTAGATTTGCGTAATCCTCTGGATCTATATCTGCACCCTTGGCTTTCACCTTGAGTTTAACTAAATCAGACTTTAATCCTTTGTTACTTTCCTCTAACGCTTCAAATTTACTTAACAAACTATCTAACTTATCTTGCGTTAATTCCTCGACTTTCATTTGATACCCCTTTACGGCACTGCCGTCATTTAAGCCACTGGCTCATTACTGTGTGGCACTGCCACGAAACAAAACCCATTAGCACGGCTAACAGATTCCAATAAAACTATAAATTATTATACGCTTTTATTTTTTCTATTGCATTATCATAATAATCATCATCTATTTTAAGCAAATCTTTATCTTTCAAAGTTTTATACATCTCTTTTTTTACTTTTTCAAAGTTATCTTGAAATTGCTTGTTTATAGTTTCAGCAAAGTTTTCCATTTATATTGCCTTATCAATTAAAAGGTCATATCTTGATTTGTTAATTTGATCTGATTCCAATAAATTAAGAGCAATAGCTTTTAATTCGTCTTTTGTTTTTCCATCATATTTATAGACATCAGCAACCTTACCAAGGTTTGTGCCATTTACAGTTCCATTGTTATTAATGACTTGAATTGATACCCTTGGGTTATCCTTGTAATAATCAGCCAGTTCTCTAATGGTATTAGATGCGCCAGTGTGCGCTCTCAACAATACATCAATGCTAACCGCCCGATCCCTTTTGGCATTAAATTCCAATGCTTTAGTAATTGGAGTGTTTGTATATACAATTGCTACTGGACTATTAGTTAATTCTAAAGCCTGTTCAATTTTTGCTTTAGCAGAATTAAAACTACCCAAGACTGAATCATAAATAAGCGGATCTTTACCTAAATTAAGAATCTCGCTTGCCATTCTAGTTGTTGTTGATTTTCCAGATCCACTGCCACCAGCAGTAAACAATGTTGGGCGCATATCTTTTGATTTTTCTTTTGCTTTTAAAGCATCGGCATATAACTCTTTTGCTAAATAAGAGCTAGGTTCATGCACAGCCGCAACTAAATCTCTGTTTCTGACAAAATCAAAACTTAGAGTTTTTGCTAAATCTGGATCAATTACATTGCCATAAAGTTCACGGTATTTATTCATCAATCCTTTTTTATCTGCTGTTATGGCATTATAGAATTTAGTTTCTACCGTTTTCTCTTGTTCAGTAAGATTTGGTGATCTAATAAAATTATCTGGGGCAATTGCATCAAATGCTTTAGCGTTGCGGGTCTTTAACTCATTTAAAGTGTAAACATGACCAGTAGGGCTGACAAACTTATCAATAGGTAATCCGCCATCTCTAAATAACTTGGCTTTAGTTACCCCAAGCACCTCGTTTTGCCTCTCTACGGACTGTTTTTTCAGCCACTCTTGATAAGTGGTCTTTGCTGGCACTTGTCCATCCATTGATGCTCTAGTGCTTTCTGGCAGATCTACATCCAATCCTAATTCTCTGAATGACTTGATCACAGCGACATATCGACTGCGGCATCTAAAGTGGGCAGGGATTGATGGTTTAGGCTCACCAAGTGGGTAATAGTTGCCATCTCGGCTGGCGCATAACTCGGTAGTGCGTGTATCTAGCGTTGCAGTATATCGATATCCCTTAATGATATCCTCATTGGCATCATATAAGGCTTGTTGGGCTACATTCGCAGTATGAGCAATAGCAGTCAATACAACCGACTCTGCATTTGCTCTAGTGATGTTCATAATGCCGTCAGTGTAATTAAGAGCCTTAGTTCCTCTGATCTTATTCACTATCTCGCCAGTGGTTTGACTTTCAATAAAACCGATACGCACCGCATCTCTAATTAAATTAGCTTTTTGCGTTTCCATTCCAGACAAAAACTCTTTTAAAAATTTACCTTGAAACGGAGTAGCGATAGCCGCCGCATAAACCGCCTCTGCTGAAATAGGCAAAACTTTTACTGGTTGAACGCTACCAATAAGTTTTTGCTGATAACTGACTTCCTCTTGCGAGAATTGCTTTAGATCGAGGTTTAACTGATCCGATACTTTTGTGTAGGCATTAGAATTAATATCATTGACTGATCTTAATAACGCTTTTATGCGACTGATCTTTTCTGGGCTAGGAATAACTTTGTTTAATTCAAGAGTTAATCTATTAAATAAATCTACATCCGCTTTGTTAAGTATATTAATAATCTTTTTGGTAATGGCATTACTATACCCAAGCACATCAATGGCATGAGATATTTCCTTGTTGAGTAGTTTTTCGTTTACATTCATTATGCAATGCTTGTAATCAAGCCACCTAGTACAGTGATTGTTTTTCCATCAGCAGAGGTAAAGCTACCACTAGCCCCTTGATACTTTTCCCATAAGTTAGTTGAACTATTGAATTTTAGTAGATCATTGTTTGCTGGGGATCGAGCAGATACATTGTGCAACTCATCCATCTCATAGCCATTCTGTATTCTTACCTCAATAGCCCCTTGGTTTTGATGGCTACGGGTAACAATGCCGACATAAACCAAATGCGCTGGGGCATATTGTTTAATATTTGTATAACTTCCTGCAACCGTACTACTTAGATATAACTGTGCGCCCTCTGCAAATGCAGATGTATTTAATCCGACTAACTGACCAAATACAGTAGCATAGCCATTTTGATTGTTTGAAATATTGGCAGTGATAATACCCATAGTTTGTGCGCTTGTTGCATCACCAGTGGCTATTGCCCTTGATACAACCGCTTTGTTACCTGCCGCACCACTAATATAGACAACTGTACCCTTAGTCATTACAGAGCCAGATTCGTTACGCACTTGGGCTAATAAGGTAGATGCTGGGGATGCCTCTGATACTTGTACATTTGCAATATTGCCAGTCTGGGTTACGACTATACTGCCGTCATCTGAAGTTATTTCAGTTATACCACCAGTGCCGCGCGGACCTTGCGCACCCGTAGCCCCTTGCGGACCACGTAAATCAACGGCTTTACCGTATTCACCAGGTTTAATTTCAAACTTTAAATAGGTGTCTTCCCATTTATGTTTTGGCATTGGGCCAATATCGCCCTTATCGCCCTTATCGCCTTTTGGGCCAGTTGCACCGGTTAAACCTTTATCTCCGCGTGAGCCAGTGTCACCCTTATCGCCTTTTTCACCACGGATACCAATATCACCTTGTTCCCCGCGATCACCTTTATCACCCTTCTCACCGCGTGGACCCATTGGGCCGACATCGCCTTGGTCACCTTTATCGCCTTTAGGGCCGGGTTCGCCTTGGATGCCTACTTCACCTATTAGGCCGCGTTCGCCTGTCTCACCTTGTAAACCGCGTTCACCAATACTACCTTGGATGCCTTGGTCACCTTTAGCCGCCTTCTTTTTTGCAAGAAGCGCGGCACCCAAGGTAATTGCAAGCAGTTTATTACTATCAACCATTTGATAAAGCTTCAGCCAAACTTCTTAAAGCAATGTCAGTCGCTTCATTGGCACCAGTTGTAGGCGCTGGTGTGGTTGATTGGTTAGAACCTTTATCGTTGACCTTACGAGCATCAATATCAAGGACAATCCCTAAAGCATCTAATTGTTTTAGGTCATCTGAGTATTCAGTTAATAATTTGAATGGATCGTAGCCAAACATACGTTGAGCTTCTGATAAAGTCATTAAACCTGAACGAATACTGTCTTTAATTGCTTGAATTTCAGTTTTAGGGTCAATCATTTCACGGCGAGGTGGTGTCCACTCAGGGCGGACAGTAGCAAAGTTTTGACCAACTAAGTCTGCGCCGTTTACAAACCATTCCCAAACTGGATCGAGCATTTGAGGAACCAATAAGTTCCAACGCCATGATTCAATGTTACGATTCATTTCAATCCAGCCCATACGGCCACTTGAAAAGTTTACTTGGCTCATATCGCCAGTAAGTGACTCGTAAGTAATGCCAAAGCCAGCTGCGACTGAATGTAATACACTTGATACATAATCATTATAGCCAGCTACAGAAGGTGGGCTTGCAAAACGGATGTCACGACCTGGCGGCAAGATTTCAATTGCACCTGGTTCGATTTTCTCAGTGATTGAACTGTCTGTGTTGGTTAATGAGCCATCCATGTCAACAACAAAGGCTGTATAACAAGCTGAAATCTTTTGACGAAGTAATTGAGCGTCTTCATAGTCATCTAATTCGCGCAAACGAATCATTGTTGAAGCACCCCAAGGCACACCGCGAATTTGACCTGGACGCTCTTCTTTATATACGTGAATTACACGATCCGCTGGAACACGAACAGAGATTAGGCTATCTTTAAAGCTAACCAATCTATCGCCTGGGTGTTCTTTAAATATCCAGTAAGCTACAACAATACCAGCTTCATTATATTCAATACCTTGGCGAATACGATTAGTACCGCCATTAACTTGGCCATCGCGGGCGCGATCTAAGTGGTCTGGCTCACAAACACGTAGGCAGAATGGAATACTTGTATTACTTGTAGTCGTTTCACGAATAATTAAGGCTTCGCCAGATTCAACAACCGTTCTCATGGCAAGATTTTGAATACCGTATAGATTATGTCTGCGTGACGCATCGCAATCGGTTGTTTCAGCCCATGAGCGCCATAAACGCATAGCCGCTTCATTACCGCGAGCGTTTTTAGACTTAGCACTCATCATAATGCCAGTGCCGATTGTATTCGATACGATTACATTGATTGCTTTAGATGCCCAAGGGTTATTACGCACCAATTCGCGCATACGGTCACGCAAGGTGATTGCAGCGGTCTCAACTTCAGCAGTCGATGATGTACTAGGGGAATACCAACCAGATGTTCTGCGACTGTAGGCTGCACCATCGTATTTACGTGCATGGTCCATTGATAGACGGGCTAATTGGCGTTTTGAAGCCCATGAAGGGCTGAATATTTCAATAATTTTATCTAAAGGATTCATTATAGACCCTTGTCAAATTCATAATATTTACGTTTACCATTACCAATACTGCCATCGGTGGTACCAGTTAGACCTAAATCCTTACGAATCATGTCACGCAAACGCATCATGTCGGTTAAACTACGGTAAGTTACTGTACGATCTGAGTATTGAACCGTAGTTGCACCAAGTGCAATTGATTCTTCAAGAGTTGTTAGTTGTGTGGTGGTCCATGTCATAATGGTTTCCCAATTAGAAATTCGGCAACATATTGTAGCTTAAAATCACTCCCAATAGCTACTTTTTTTACGTTTAATTGTTCCATTATTCGCCAAATCGTGTTTTTCTTCGTTTTTTGGCTTATTTTCCATTACTACTATGTCCAATTGGCCTTGAACTGCCAGCCAATCGCGTTCTTGCCAGCGCTCTACGCCAACACTAGACAACGCGCACCTTGCATAGATACGGCAATCCAGCGGTTCGTTTCGATCAAAATACTTTTCCCACACATATTTTTGACGAGTGCCGATAACTTTAAGAACTAATTGCTCAGACGTTAAGCCTTTGAAATAGTTTTCATCGTATTGCGGGAAATGCGACCAGCCAATAGGTAATTCCTCACCATCCACAGGTTCGTCTTGTTTCAGCCAGCCATAAAGCTCTTGTTTTGCTAGTGGAGTGCCCACTGCCCAGACTTTGACACCACGCTTGATGACTTTACCGCTAATCTTAATATCAACGGGCCTAGGTATCGCCAAAAGCGCGTGGAGGCTATCTGTACCCTTAACCGCCATTACTCTGTCAGGAGATTGTGTTCGCACCCAATCATAAACTCGCTGAGTGTTATAGCCAGAGTCTACCGCCATGCGTCTAACGCGCAGCGTTCCACCCAACTCATGTTGCCAGTCTTTATTGAGCACACGCTCTAGTTCGTTCCATACTTCGTTTGATGATGTATCGCCTGGGATTACAATATAGTCAACGGACCAGTTTTCCATTCTGCGGCCCCAGCCTACAACCTCAACCTCTAAACGGTCTTTTTGAACGTCCACACCCGCTGTGAGAACCAATGCTTTTTTATTTACAACGCCTAAGCTGTAGTCCTCACGTCTACGGTACAGTTTCATGTGGTCTGGCGCTTCGCCTTTGTCACGCCATGGTTCGCCAAGAATGGTATTCACAAATGACTTTAATGCCTCAATGTTTTTGCCAGCGTCCATAAATTGACGTGCAGCTTCCGCCCAACTGAACCAGCCAACGGGGGAGTAAAGCGAGGATAGGTGAAATCCGCTAATGTGGGAGTCGGGATTTTGTGCTTCCCATTCCCCACCAGCTAACATTTGAGTTTTAAATCTCTCCTCAATGTAAGTGGCACATTCTTCGCACACTAGCGCGGCTTCTTCAGGTTTGTTTTCTGGCCATTTAATCCTGGGCCAGCTAATTTCTTGCTTATGGCCACAGTGGGGGCAGGGAACTTTAAATTTCCTTTGGTCCGAGCGCAACCATTCACGCCATATCCGGCTAGTGGCTTCGATGGTCGGAGTAGAAACCATGAAAATCTTACGCTTAGAGAAAGTTCGAGTACGGGCGCGAGCCAGTGCAATCGGATCACCCTCGCCTTCAATATCGCCTGGATAAGCATCAACCTCATCTAGGAACAAATACCTAGCTGGCATTGAGCGCAACCCTGCTGCCGAATTAGCTCCAGCTAAGACTAATACTCCGCCAGGGAAACTCTTTTGCAATACCGTGTTATCGCTGTCTTTACTTCTAGCCGGCGGCAACTTTTCACGCAGCCTAGGACACTCTTCAATTAACGGATCGAGCCTAGTTTTAGAGTTACGTTTAGCCATATCAACTGTAGGTTGAACAGCAAGCATAGGGCCAGGGGCATAGTCAATGACATAACCCAACCAATTATTCCCACATTCAGTTCCGCCAACTTGTGCTCCTTTAACAAAAACAACCTCCTCGGTAGAGCGAGAAGGGCTAAGTTCGTCCATGATTTCTTTTAGATACGGAGTACGTTCCGTTCGCCAACGACCTGGCTCGGCAGAAGCTTTTTGACTCAGGAACCGATATGCGTCAGCCCATTCGCTAACTGTCATTGGTGGGTCAGGAGCAAACCCATCAACAATAGCTTTTAAAAAATCAATCGAATTTGCCAACATTTTCGATTCTTTCCAGTGAAGCTAAGGCTTCATAAATTTGGTTGGTAAGTAAACTATGGACCGCATCGCGGTCCGTTAAGCTTACAAGTTCATCTGCAATTCGATTGGGGATGTTGATTAACGAGTCTCTTGTTATTCGCGCTGCTTCAAAACCAGCTTTGCGGATTTCCTCTATTGAAACTAACTTTCCTTCTTTTTCGGCAAGTTCAATTTCCGCGATTTGAGCCATTGCCAATTCACGCCTACGCTTTGCCTCATGTAAGCTGACTTCATCTGACTCTGGTAAATCCTCTGGTAAATCATCATCTAACGCATTATCCTTATTGAGAATTGACATGTTATTTGCTTTGGTATTTTTCTTCCAAAGGGCTTTGGCATTTCTGATGTGAATATGCTTATAGCCATTAGGTAAAACTTTAACCGCGCCTTCGATGCGACCGGAACTAATTGCGTAATAGACGGTCTTAGGATTTACGCCTAATATCTTTGCAAACCCCGCAATTGTTGTCCATTCATTTGCCTCACTCATCGTGCGGTATCCATTGCCAGTTTAATAGATTTGACCAACTCATCTTGGAAGTTCTTTTGAACTGTCTTCTCAGCAATCCCAAAGAAATCCAATCGTTGTTTATAGTTTGCTTTATTTACGATATTAAACAATCGTTTGAAACTTGTAGTTTTGGTTGTTACCTTACGAGTTTTACCCCTGCCTGATCGAACAAAGTCCCTGACCACTTCATAGATTCCAGTTTTCTTAACGACATAAATTGTTTTAAGCGCCCGCCCTTTTGGACTCAATGGAGCTTTGCCTTTCATCGGAGCCATACCAGCAATAACTTTATTGTAGATTCCCCGCGTAGGATTTCCGTAACTATCAAGCGGGAGATTTTTTAGCACCGGCGTTATCAGTTTTCCAACCATAGCACTGTCAATACCAGCTAGTTTCCGTTCAATACCCTTTGTCGGCCTCATGCCAGAGTATACCTGTGGATTTAGGAATCTATTGGGTTGGTTTTTACCAGAGGCTTTGCCCTTAGTAACCAGGTCTTTAATCTTAACCGCAGCTTGTAGGTTTGATTTGCTGGCAGTCTGCACAAAAGTTGAGTTAAGTGTGTATGGGTTAGGTCGGTCAAAATTTGAAACCATTGCCTGTCGGATGGCTTCCTGAGCCAGTTTGGCTGATCTAGTCAAGGCAACAGCAACGGCAAACTTCTGGTTCTTTGGATCCAGTTGTTCCAGTCTGTTTTGCAAAGTTTTTAAGGCTGCGTTGTCAGCTTTTACGGTAATCATAGGCCACCATTGTATATATAAATTAGTTTACAGGCAATAGCTATATTGTACTCTGAAAAATAACCAAGCAGGAAGCGGGGAAACTGTAAAACTAGCAAAATGTCGCGGCTCGAATCACCCCCGTGGCGTTTTGAGTAGGAAGGACCCGGGAATTTATAATAAAATCAAGCACTTACAGCATTTTTTTAATGTTTAATAGGCAAGGCTTTAGCATATACCCTATATAAATCAATGCTTTAAATAATTGTTTTAATGATAGGCTGATAGGCTGATAGGCTGATAGGCTGATAGGCTGATAGGCTGATAGGCTGATAGGCTGATAGGCTGATAGGCTGATAGGCTGATAGGCTGATAGGTTGATAGGCTGATAGGCTGATAGGCTGATAGGCTGATAGGCTGATAGGCTGATAGGCTGATAGGCTGATAGGCTGATAGGCTGATAGGCTGATAGGCTGATAGGCTGATAGGCTGATAGGCTGATAGGCTGCTAGGCTGATAGGCTGATAGGCTGATAGGCTGATAGGCTGATAGGCTGATAGGCTGATAGGCTGATAGGCTGATAGGCTGATAGGCTGATAGGCTGCTAGGCTGCTAGGCTGATAGGCTGATAGGCTGATAGGCTGATAGGCGTAAAAAAGCCCGCTATAAGCGGGCTAAGTGTTAAGGGGCTGCTAATCGCGCGGGGATCCCGCTTGCGATAACATACGTATAAATAAAACAAGCCAAGCTAAAATTATAAGCATTTTAATAACTCGGCTGAGAAGGCAAGGCCTTAATTAGCCAAGCCTTAGCATAGTCACTTATAGGCAAGCGGTCTATATTCTCGCTTATGGCGTCAACGTCATACTTATAAAAATCATCGCCTAAAAAATTTTCTTCTGTATATTCTTCACCATTTATAGTGGCATATATGCTAATAGGTGAAGCCCATAATACGTTATCTATATAGCGCCTTAGGCCTTTATCAATAGGCTTATCGATGCTAACAATATAAACAGAATCGCCTTGGCTATAACCTGAGCTAATATAATAATCATGGGCTATTTTTTCGTCTATATCATGCCAAGTGCTATTGGCTAATAAGTGCTTATAATGGCGCTCGATGCTTATGTTTAATAATTCCATAATAATATCTTTTTTATTGTATAAATAAGCGTCACTATCATAGCCCAAATCATAATTAAGCCATAAAGCCCATAATTCAGATTTTTTCTTTTTATTTAATAACGATTTTTTATAGTATGGCGCTGATACGTCGCCTAGTATAAACATAGCAGAATCGCGGCCAAAATTAAGCCGTGTATTTTCGCTTTCAAATTCATCATAATACATTTGAGCTAAGCCAGTGTCATAAAAAACATTAAGCTCGATATTTTCGCCAGTGCTGCTAGTGTCAAAATTATTCATTATTTAACCCTTTCAATAAAAAATCATTTTTTATAATTAAATTCTTAATAGCGCATTTTTTACGCTCGTTTAATTCTTTAATTAAATAATCCATAAAATCTATATATTCATTAAGCTCTAAGCCGGCTAATTCATCGGCTTGCTGAATTGTCTCTAATGTTTCGCCGATTATTTGCTTAGCTCTAAAACTGAATTCTTTATTCATTTTTTAAGCCTCCCGCCATTCATTGCAAGCTCGGCTAGATAGATAATAAGAGGCCGAAAAATCAGCCGCTTCGTATTCTTTTAACATAGCCATTGCCTCTTTTATCGTTTCGTATTGGTCTATTGTTTCGAGCTGATAAGCATCTTTTCTTTGTATATAAATCATTTTAAAACCTCCAATTCTTCTTTTAATTCTTCGATAGTCATCTTTTCTAAGCCTTTAAAGCCATAGCGTAATAAATCGTAAATAAATTCATCGTTGAAGGCGCTATCGTTATAACATAGCTCTAAATTGATTTTTAATATCTTTTCTATCATTTTTTCTCGTTTCATTTTTCTAACCTCTTAATTGAGCCAGTGAAAATATTAAATTCATAACTAGAAGAAAGGCCAAATTTAACGGGCTTTTTTCTGTATATTTTATAAGTATTAAAACATATTTTTTTTACGCCAAAATTAGCCAATGTATCGCCAAAAAATCGCATTGTATTGCGCGTAAAAAAATGTGAATTTGGCTCTTTTTCTAAGTGCATTGTTTTTAATTGGTAGATATTCATTTTTAAGCCCCTATTTAGTTAAGATTTAAAGCGCTGGCCACGTTTAAGACTTCGGCCATTGGTATGACGTGGCAGCCCACTATTAAAGCCTCGCGGCTAATGCTGCTAACTTGATAATAGCCTAAGCGCATATTCTCAGGCCTTAAGGCTTCGCCGCTTGTGGCTATTTTTTGCAATAACGGCCAAGCTCTTACGGCTTCAGATAGTGGAATTCTAGCGCCTCGGCTAGTCTGAACTTCATCGCCATGCACTCGCAAGGCCGTAACCTCAAAATTGTGATATACATTTTCGCCCGCCCGCCATTGAATAAGCGCCTCGGCTTGCTCGGCTATTTTCTCGGCTTTTCTGATTTTATCGAGCGCCTTCTGTTTTTTCTCGGCTTCGAGTGCATCGCTTCGCAAAATATCTATATCGCTTATGCTTGTTTCATAAGTTAAGCCAAATAAATCAGCGTATGCTTTTAAGCTGCTAAAAATGCTTAATGCTTGGCCGTTATACAATCCCGCGTATTTTTTAGAGCGCGAAGCCGTAACTAATAACTTGGCCGCCTTCGCTTCGTTATGCTTAACTATAAGCTCATTAAAATCACGTTGGCCAAAAATTAAAGTGCTAAGGTTATAACTGCTAACATCAAGGCTTATGCACTCGCGCCCATGAATAGCCGAGCGAGCGAGAGACTGATGCTTGCTAGTGCTAATGCTATAACCATGGTTATTCAAAATTACATGATTATCGCCATATAACTCAGCAATACAAGTGTTATAAGAAAAAAGCCTATCATATTGGCATGAAACAGAATTAGCTCTTTTATATACATCGAACTCGTTATTATTAGCCCATACGTGAATAAGCTCTGAATTGCTAGAAAATACTTTTTTCATTTTTAGCCCCTATAAGATAATTAAAAAAATCATTATTAAAATAAAACTTACAGCGCCTATATATTCCCAAGCGCTTATTTTTTCTGCTGCTGGTTTACTATTTTTATAATCAATCATTTTCTACACCTCTTAAAAAAAATAATTAAATGAACTTGTCACGCTTCACATTGTAGGCCGTTTTTTTAACGTGTCAACAAAAATGTAAAGAAAAGTGCATATATTTTTTTTGTTTATATATTTAAAAGGTATAGGCGCAAAAAATCCCGCTTTTTATGGCGGGATTATTTTATTAAAATTATGCTTTTTAATAAAATCAAGCACTTACAGCATTTTTTTAAATTTTTACATTAAAAAATTGATATAAAGCTTTGATTTTATATTTTTTTTACAAAATTTTATGTTTTTTTTAAAAAACTTCTCAAAAAATTCACTTTTTTTTACAAAAATCGCTTGAGTTCCTTATTTTGAAATCTAAAACAAAAACCGCTTGAGTTCTTTGCTTTAAAACCGCTTGAGTCGTTTATTTTGAAAACTAAAAGCGCTTGAGTCGTTTAGTTTATATTGAAGTAAAACTTGAATTTGGAATAAGCATCATCGGCGCCATAAGCAAACTCGACTTTGTAGCCATTAGATTTAAGAAGCTTGGCAATTGCTTTTTGCTGCGGACTGATCACTCCACCCTTAACGCGTTTCATTTCTATGAACAGTCCATGCCAGCCGTCTGCTGCATGAGGGAAAAACATATCAGGTACGCCAGCTAACACACCTTCATCTTTTAATCTTTTCGCAGTTCGTATGTCTCGCTTTCCACCGTTCGGAATTGCGATTAGCATAATCTGCGGATGGAAAGCACGAACACGATTAACAAAAATAATCTGCTCAGTGGTTTCCAGTCTAACTTTGTCTTTTTCCATGGCGCGCATTATCTCAAATTACACGCATATCACAAAGTAAATTAAACCGGGGGTAATTTTATGAACCAGGTTACAGGTTACAGTTACAACAGAGTCAAATCGATTCTCCAGCGGGAAGAACATATATTGCCTTATTTATATCCTTTTTTATATCTTTCCTTTTTTATATTTATGATTTTTTAACTTGTAACCTGTAACCAAAAAGAAGAAGAGTAAGGATAGATAAGGGTTTGAGCAGGTTACAAGTGAAGGTTACAAGTTGAGGTACTTTTTTACACTTTTGTTTACAGAAAACAAAAAAAGGTTACAAGTTGAGCACTTTTTCAACTTGTAACCTCACTTGTAACCTTTTTGTATACACCCCTGGAACTAAATTAGAGGGGGTGTAATTTTTAAGTTGTAACCTTTTTACTCCATAATATCCACTTCAGAATCAGTTAATGTAGCATCCAACTTCTCACGAATTTGTTTAATTGCTTCATTTTTGTCCAGGTTATTCATGTGCAAGTCAGACTTAAACCATATCCGTCTAGTCTTACCCTGCCACTTAACAACCCACTCAAGTTGGTCAAACCCTATCTTAGCAATTAACTTGTTGAGTCCCGAAGTCCGAATATTGAAACCATGTGTCATTGTGAGAACCAGTGACAAACTAGCAGAGTCCAACACTTCCTTGCTAACACCTGGGGCGCCGTTCTCAATAATGTCCCGCATCATCAATTCTTCATCGCTGATACTCATGTTGGTCATTATGCGTTTAGCGTCTGTGTAAGGCGCGTGGCCGTTCGGTTTGAATATCTCTGGTATATCCATTTCCAAGAACCAGCGCCGCAAAGCACCACCGTGGACATAGATAGCATCGTGCAGCCGGTTAAAATACTGGTCATTAGCAACAGCAACCAGTTGTTCCTTAGTTCTAAATGGTGTAAACAGCACCAACCACCTACGATCCGACTCTTCCAATGGCAAAGCATCCGAGTGGTTTGTAAAAGCAATGTAGTTCACTGTGTTAATGCTAGTGTACTCATCCACGCCCTTACGATGGATAGGAATACGGTCATTGGATATATAAGGCTTGAGTCGGTCGGCAATGTCGTATCGGTTATGCCCGCTGATACGGATTTCATCCAATACGTTGACGCAGCTACCCTCGGCCCAACCATTAAAGTCAGTGGCAATGGCTTTAGGACTCACTTCACTAACATTGTCCGGACCCATTACTGAACTGATTATCTTACCTACGGTTGACTTACCATCCCCTTGAATCCCTTTGATAAGTGGACTCCAGCGAATCTTAACGCCAGGGTGCTGCACATTGTGCGCAATCCAAAGCTTAAGCCAGTTGCAAGTCTCTTTATCGTTATCGCACAGCAGCATAAAATGGCGCTCAACAATCTGACAGGCTTCCTGAGACGCTTCATCCCACTCGGCCACAACAGCTGGTACGCTAGTGGGGCGATAAGTGTTCGCGTGAATCTGTCCATCAGAACTGTCGGTAAATATATCACCAGCCCAAGGGATGTACATCACGCGCGAAACAACAGGTATCTGCCACAGTTCAAGAGCCGCCTTTGCTGAGTTCGCATCGTCTGCCTCGCCCATTTCACGGTTATACAGGGCGTTAAAACCTTGTATTGAGACACGGCGCTTGGTGCCTAGATGAAAAAACTTATCCTCATGGGTGACGTATACCCATTCATCTAGCCAGCCAGGTTTGCTTGAGTAGTCAAACCCACTGGTCCTGCTGCGCAACATCTGACGAACCATATCAACAGGAATAGGGTAATCCAACGTCCTAAACTTGTTCTTAATGAGCTGGGCCAACACTTCACGACCAATGCTGTCCAACATAGCGTCATTAGCAATGCCAGTGCAAATATCATCGCGCAAGGTGTGTGAATCCATACACTCGGTTACTTGCTTAAACCACCGATCGGCGTTCTCTTTCTTTTCCCTGGCAACAACCTCGCCCACGCGTTTGATGATTGACGCTAAGGTAACCGGTCCATTGCCTTTATCGCGCTGCTGGGTAAAGCTTTCCCACTTATCCTCACACAAACCGCTCAGGTACTTCGAGCAAGGGTCGGTTAACCCTGCTGACCAAGCATCCCACAAATCAAGTGCTTGAGTCTCGCCATTAAACTGGTGAAACAATGCCTGACCAACCTGCACCCATTCTGCATAAGAACACTCCGCATCGAGGTGAATAAGTAAATCATTGCGTACCCGGTTAATGTCCCAGTCCTGTAGCGGTGACTTATAAAGTGCCAACGCGTCCACTTCATTGATAACAATCTCTTGGTTAAAGTATTTGGTAATAAACCAGTCGAGTTGTTGGTTTGTTTCGGGGACTTCTTTGTAGCCGTTAATTACATGGCCAGTTACGGTAAAGTATCGGCCGTTTGGGTAGACTTCAATCCCAAGACTGTTATCCACATATTGCCGGCCTAACTTGGCGCGTGTGAACATCTTAATGCCGGTTCCTGAAGGTGATACCTCAGCATAACCTTTAACTCGTTCCAATAACTCCTGAGCGAGGTCGGTCATTGAACCATCTGGTCGAATACAATCATCAAGGTCGATACCAACAATTCCATCGGAACCGTCAATAACCAACCCCATGCCATCGTACTCGCCCATCACTAAGGCATCGAAGGTCTCGTTATAGGTTGCCCATGATTCTGAACGGTTGGTGGACGCAGCATTGCCAGACAACTGGAACGGTATTTTTGCATAGGCTTCTAGCCCATTAGGTTTTTTCTTTAGTGCAAACTTCCATAGTACCCAGCGCGGTGTATCTTTTAATATTTTTGGTATGGCTACTGGGTTGAAAGCTAATGCAGAAGGCTTGTCGTTACTCATTATAAATCCTTATATTAATCTGCGTAATTGTAGTGATCCCAAACTTTAATGTCTGGTCGTAGCTTCTCCTTACTAAATGGTAAATCCGTACGCTCGGTTATTTCGATGGCAATTTTCTTTCCGATATAACCACGGCGAAGCCAGTGATGCACAGCTGCGCGGGTTACATTTAAGTCACGGGCCATTTGACTCTTGTTGCCGTTGTAATACTCAAGAAGGCCCATGAGTGCTTCTTTTGCTGCAGCTAAATAATTATCGTTCATGGTATTCCTTTCAGTTAAAGAACTAGCATTGTATAGTAAATTGTATGAAAGTAAATAACAAAACTATAAAAAAAAGTGTTGACAGAATCGTAAAGTAATATTTATACTTCAATCTCATTCATAAAACGTAACAGGAAAGGAACGACATGCCACATATTTGGGTTGCAGAATTAAAAGATGAAACTATTGTTGACGGGGGGTGTAAATTTTATGCCACTAGCGAGACAAAAGCTAGGGGGTTAATCAAAGAAAGATTCCCGGATCAATATCAAGCAAGAAAACCAACTTACAAACGAGTATTCATATCAACTAAACTTGAGGAGCTGTGCGAATGGATAAACCAACAACTTTAGGACAGTTAATTTTAGATTCAATGGCGTTATTTGTGGACAGAAACAAAGCCTCTGTAATGACTAAAATCTATTTGACTGATGATGACGAAATGGTGAGTGCCCGCAAGAAGATGGAAAAACGCCGGCAGGAATTGATTAAACAGATGGGTCCTAAGTATTTGCTGCACCCATCAAACTTTGTACAAAAGAAGGAGCAGAAATGAAACACAAATGGCATAAAGAAATAAAAGCATGGGCTGATGGTGCGGATATTGAAAGTAAATTTAGTTACCTTTCAGATAAAGATGACCCTGAATGGTATGTTGATAGGTTTCCAGATTGGAATAATGACGATATTAAGTTTCGCATTAAATCCCAAGCTAAAGAATCACCGCCTAAAACGTTCAAGTATTTATACGTCTTTAAAGAATTTGGCGATAAAATTGTTGTATCAGAGCAAAACTACGGATTTGAGAAAATAGGAATTCCTTTGGGCAAAATCAAATTGGAGAAATTTAATGCTAACTAAAAATGATTTAAACAACCGCGGTACAATTGCAATGGCAATCGATACATTAGCTAAACAAGTTGGTGGTAGCCATTACGCTTCCATGAAAATCCAGCCCGTTGAGTTTATTACTGCAAACGAACTAGGCTTTCTTGAAGGTAATGTAGTCAAATATGTTTGCCGTCATCACGCTAAGAATGGGGCTGAGGATATTAAGAAGGCAATTCATTATTGCGAAATGTTGTTGCAAACTAAGTATGGAATAAAATAATGGCTAAAGAAGAAATACCAGTTTTTATTTCTAATGCGGCTAAAGCTAGGACTGAGTTATACGCAGAGATATGTGAGGCAGATAGGACAGCAAAAAGTTTAATGGATCAAGGGTTCTCTAGGTCTGATGTTCGCTATAGTCTTAATATGTTAGTAAACGATGGCCTTATCTATAAATATGGCACAGGCACCAATACTTACTTTTCAATTAATAAATACGATACAAATGACATGTCACCATATAAAAAGTTAAATCCAATAAAGATACCAGAGCAATATGTGGATAACTTTAAATTGGGTTTATTAATGGGCTACACAAACATACCTGCTGCTAAAGGCAGAGTTATTAAGGAGATTTTATAATGCCATGTAATCAGCAGTGTAACCAAGGCCGTACCTGTGACTGCGCTGATAGAAGCGTAGATAGAGCCACCGTAGTTGTAGCAACATTACTACTTATCTGTATTGTTTCTATGTGTTTTGGGTTTTATAAACTAATCAATGGAAACAAAGGGCAAGACTGTGCTGTAGAAGTTCAGTTCAATGACAGCAAAGCTACCTACATTGGAAAGACTGTATGACCAAAGCTGAAATGGATGAGCTTTATTACTTGCTTATACTAGCTAAAATGAAAGAGAACGATAGAGTGGCGGATGTTTTGGCGGATGTTTATAAAATGACGAATAAAAAGTAATATATTACTTTTTTGCGTAAAACTAAACTCATAGTTTACAAACAGAACAAAATGTAAACTATGAGCTATGTTTAAACAAATGTTTAGACTATTTGTTCATAACGTACATTGTAACTTCAAAGCCAAAACGCATTTCGGTAGCTGCTGGTGATGTCCACATGGTAGATCTCCTTAAGTCGATTGAGTGTACACATCAAGGTGTACGTGTACACATTCTCAGCTTTTGTATATACATTGTATATACGGATAACCATTATTTTAATTAGGAGATATATGTCAGTACATAAATTATTTGGGAAAGCACAAGATTACTTTTCTCACATGGTTGGCAAAAAGATTGAAGAAGTGGCTGTATTCAACGATGAGTTGGTTATATTTTTAGATGACAAATCTGAGGTTTGTCTTTTTGATAGTGAGAATGGCCTAGCCATGCAAATCAATTTAAAACCTGAATTGGATGATTAAATGGATGATAAATTAAATGAGCGCCAGGTTACATTATTTGGTGCAAGGATAGCTAAATACTTTAACTACAGCGTAAGAGACGATGATTATTTAATGGGTAGAAAAATAGAAGCGTTGTATCATACGTTTCTTTTAGAATCAGAACGAGACGAAAGAGACAAAAACAATGGGAAAAGTATTAAATAAATGGCAGGTCGCAATTCGTGTTGTTGAATTAATAACTTGTTTGCATATCATCGCCGGAGTATGGCGCCACTGGTATTAAAACAAATCGGGACGTAGTTGCTCTTTAGTAAAAGGAACGTTTGGATTAGCATCAATCATTAAAGCTGCTTTTTTACCCACCTGCCCGCGTTGTGTCCAGCCAATGACGGTCTGATAATGAACCCCAATGACCTTAGAGGCTTGGGTTTTATTATCGCCGAAATAAGCCAGCAGCTTTAATAGGTGTATAGTATTTGACATAGCTATATTTTACTATACAATAGGTAAAAATAAAACAGGAAATTTAATGTCGTGATGGAGTTATTGCCGTATCAAGAGAAGTCGCTTACCTGGTTGAAGTCAAGACCAATGGCTTTTCTCGCCCTGGAACAGGGGTTAGGTAAAACAATCGTCTCTTCCCTAGACATCGAGCCTCCATTTAATATAGTCTGCCCAGCCACGTTAAAGTTCAACTGGTTAAAAGAATTAAGCATCTGGCGCCCTGATTTAAAAGTTCAAGTCATAAGAAAAGCCACCGATGCAATCGATCCAGCCAATGACGGTTGGATAGTCAATTACGACATCCTACACAAAGTAATGCTGCCGTTTGCGGTTACGCTAATTGCAGACGAGTCCCACTACGCAAAGAATCATAAGGCCGGCAGAACAAAAGCCCTGGCTAAGTTAATCCGCAAAACGCCTAGGGTGCGGTTGTTGTCCGGTACACCAGCGAACAGGCCAATCGAGATGTGGGCAATGATGTACGCCACCAAAATAACTAAACTCGGTTGGATGGAATTCGGCTTTAGGTATTGCGCAGGTTGGAAGACGCCCTGGAACACATACGACTTCACTGGTGCTTCGCGGTTAGATGAGTTGCAAAGCATACTGGCACCTGTAATGCTACGCCTTACAAAAGAAAAGGTGTTGCCGGAACTACCAGCCAAAGAATTTAAGGTCATTGAGCTTGATTTGCCAGTGGATAAGCGAGAGAAAAGTCTCGACATAGATGAGATTATGAAGTCAGATTACAACGTGGCTTTTGAGGCACTTGCTGACATTTTGCACATGAACGCACAACGCAAACTCCCACTAGCAATTCAGTACATCAAAGATATTTTAGAATCAGAGAATAAGGTTGTTGTGTTTGCCCACCATGAGGATATTGTTGATGGGTTGTTGGAGGCACTAAAAGATTTTAAGCCAGTGTCAATCACTGGTAAGATTAAAAGCACTGGCACAGTCCGCCAAGAGATTGTAGACCAGTTTCAGACTGACCCTGAGTGCCGAGTATTCATTGGGAATATTAAGGCAGCCGGAGTTGGTATTACCCTTACGGCAGCAAGTCGTGTAGTTTTTGTTGAGTCAAGTTGGTCCCCTTCGGACATTGACCAGTGCGCGGATCGCTGTCATCGAATTGGTCAAAAGGACAATGTTCTAGCTGAAATTTTGACCATACATCAATCTGTGGATGCGCAAATGCTTCACAGTGTTATTAGTAAAATCAATGTTATTAAACAATTTATCAAGGAGTCCGACATGGATACAACACAAGAAAAATTAACACGATTAAACGTACTACTAACCGAAGCGCAGCAGATTGTTGCTGATTTAGGTTTGCCAGTTGAAGCCGGTTTGCCAAAATTAGTTTTGGTTGAGCCAGTTACTCCGTCACCGCAAATTGAACTTATTGAGGTTACCCTTGATGACATTAGAACGGGCATTGCTCAATTGCTTGCTGACGGTAATCGTGAAAAAGCAACCGGCATATTAGCTAAGTTCGGTGCTAAAAAATTAAGTGACATTTCTTCAGATAAGTTTGCCGATGTAATGGCTGAAATTAAGGGGACACAAAATGAATAAGGTTTTGCAATGGCTTGCCAATTCAATTCTGACCATCGTTATTTTTCCATTAACAATTACTTTTTATATAGCAATTTGCGTTAAATATTTTAACTTTTGGATAAAATTACTATGAGCACACATGCGAAATTATCTCCTTCCGGAGGTGACAAATGGATGACTTGCCCTGGCTCGATTCATTTAGAAGCCCTCGTCCCTTTTGAATCCTCCGGTTCCAGTCATGCTAATAGGGGTACCGCAATCCATGAAATATCCGAGAACGCATTAAAGAAAAACATCGATCCTTCATTTTATTTAGGTAAGGAAGTGTTTGGAATTGAAATCACGCAAGATGACATTGATATTAGTAACGTATATGTTACTTATGTTCGCGATGCAGTCGGCACTAAATTAATTGAGAAGCGCGTATCACTGGAATACTTAATTCCAGATTGCTTTGGCACGGTTGATGCGGTTGTTATGCGTGAAGGTCATCTAATTATTATCGACTTAAAAACCGGAGCAGGTATCCCAGTTTTTGCTGAAGAAAATAAGCAACTTCAAATCTATGCGCTAGGTGCATTTAATGAGTTTGATTGGGTATACGACTTCAAGAAAGTCACGCTTGTTATCGTACAACCACCACTGCAAAACATCAGCGTGTGGAGCATGGAGCCAGAGCAGTTGGTGGACTTTGGTAAAAAGTTGCAGGTCGCTTACCAGCTAATTCAAGACGAGCCGACTACTTACATAGTTAGCGAGAAAGGTTGCCGTTGGTGCCGTGGCAAAGCAATCTGCCCTGAACAAAAACGAATCGCTAAAGAAGCGGCTGCAAAGGATTATGAAAATATGAGCGCACATGATGTTGCAGAGTCACTAGAACTGGTACCATTGTTAAAAAGTTTTATTGATGCTGTAGAAGGTTATGCGAAGGAAAGCATTATGTCAGGCAAAGAAATACCTGGCTATAAACTTGTCGAAGGCCGCCGAACACGCGACTGGAAAGACGAAACACACTTTATCAAATGGGCTGAGAAATCACAGCTAACTGATAAGATTTATTCACAGCCTAAGTTATTGTCGGTTGCACAAGCCGAGAAAATCTTTAAGGGATCGGAAGTGGATATTTCAGAATTCATCGAAGTTAAAACAGGCGCACCAACGCTTGCTAAAAACGATGATAAGCGGGAAGCACTTAATTCAGGTAATAAAGCAAAAAAAGACTTTGCAAATCTAAATGAATAGGTGTATATTAAAGTTTATGTGTCTTAGGCACATATTTTTATTAATGTTGAAAATGTTAAAAAGGAAATAAAATGGCAGATAAATTAATCACCCCTGAGTTCCGTGGCTCTTTTGTTCACATCTTGGAACCACACGCACCTAAAGCAGCACCAGGTGAAGCACAACAAAAAGCACGTTATCAAATCACTATACCTATTTCTAAAAGCAATCCGTTTTGGGAAAAAGTTAAGACATTAGTTGAAGAAACGGCTACTGCTAAATGGGGTAAGATTCCTCCAAAACTTAAACGTCCTGTTAAGGATGGCGATGAAGAAGGTCGCGCTGAATTGGTTGGAATGTTTACTATGCAAGCAACAAGTAACAACAAACCTGATATTGTTGATAAGGCGTTAAACCCTATCATGGATGCAAACGAGATCTATTCTGGCGCATGGTATCGTGCCTCAATTCGTGCGTATGCTTGGTCTCATCCTACTGGCGGCAATGGCGTATCAATTGCACTAGATAATGTGATGAAAACCCGTGATGATGAGGCTTATTCAGGCCGTTCATCCGCTGGTGATGACTTTGCTGATCTAGCAGATAAATCCGAGGACCTATTAGGTTAAGTTGTTAAGTTAAAAACATACCACCCTTCGGGGTGGTATTTCATTGGAGTAATAGATATGAATAAAATTATAGTTGGCGATTGTCGTGAAAGTTTAAAATCTTTAGATGAGAAAAGTGTTCAAATGTGTGTAACTAGCCCCCCTTATTACGGCTTAAGAGATTATGGCGTAGAAGGTCAATTAGGTTTAGAACAAACGCCTGAAGAATATATACAAGCAATGGTTGAAGTATTTAGAGAAGTACATCGCGTATTAAAAGACGATGGGACATTATGGTTAAATATTGGCGATAGTTATTATAATTATCGCCCTGGCAAAGGTCAGGCTTTAGTTAAACAAACTGTATCAAATAGCAAACAAGATTTGCCAGATACTTGCGCTCGCCGAGCTAATAAATTAGAAGGTCTTAAAGAAAAAGATTTGATTGGTATTCCTTGGATGTTAGCTTTTGCTTTAAGGGCTGATGGTTGGTATTTACGTCAAGATATTATTTGGCACAAACCAAACCCAATGCCAGAATCAGTTAAAGATAGATGCACTAAAGCACACGAATATGTTTTTTTATTAACTAAGCAGCCAAAGTATTATTACGATGCAGATGCAATTAGAACACCTTTAAAAGAAGTAACTAAAAAGCGAGTTGAATCCTCATGGGATTGCGATAGAGCAAATATGTCTGCTGAAGGTGCACAAGGTATTCATGTTGAAAAGATGGGTACTAGATTTGCCCCTGAAGCTGGAGCAAATAAAAGAAGTGTATGGTCTATCCCAACTCAATCATATAAAGGCGCTCATTTTGCTACATTTCCAGTTGGATTAGTTGAACCATGTATTTTGGCTGGTAGCAAAGAAAATGATATTATTTTAGATCCGTTTATCGGCAGTGGAACTACTGCTCAAGTTTCTATTGCAAATAATAGGCAATATATTGGATGTGAACTTAATCCTGAGTATTCAATATTACAATCTAAACGTATTAAGGAAACTAAATGAACGAAAAATTTGCCGATCAGATTGACCAAGCTTCGGCTCTTGAACAAATGGCGTCAGATGCCCGCATTAAACATGCTCAATCAAAGGCTAATACGCTTGAGTTTGAACCCGTAGGGCATTGCTTATTCTGCGAGGAGCCTTTTGAGGACGGTTCACCTAAACGGTTTTGCAATGCAGACTGCCGGGATGATTACGAACTATTAATGAAATTTAGAAAATGAGACCACTAGCTGTACTAGATATTGAGTGTTACAAAGATTACTTTTTAATCGCACTCAAAAACATCGAGACCCGTAAATCCGTTTCATTTGAAATGGTCGAAGGTAAACCACTAGACACGGTTAATCTCGAAAGTATATTGCGCAAATATACAATCGTTACCTTTAATGGTAACAGCTATGATATTCCAGTGCTCAAGTTGGCAATGAAGGGCGTACACAATCAGGCGCTTAAAACCCTGGGCGATGACATCATTATGAACGGCCTTAAGCCATGGCAAGCTGATGAGAAGTATGCGCTGCCGAAGTTACCTTACCTGGATCACATCGATTTGATTGAGGTTGCCCCTGGACAAGCCAGCTTAAAAATCTACGGTGGCCGGTTGCACTCACAACGGATGCAGGACCTGCCCATCGAGCACACTGCTAGTATCTCACCGGCAGACCGGTTAATCTTGGAGCCGTACTGCATAAACGACCTTGATACAACCATTGAGCTTTACCAAATACTTGCCCCTGGCATTAAACTACGTCAGGAGATGTCGGTTCAGTACGGCATGGACTTACGTTCTAAATCAGATGCGCAAATTGCTGAGGCGGTTATTCGATCCGAGATTGAGAAGCGTAAAGGCCGCAAAGTTTACAAGCCAGAGTATGCTGAAAATTACACATTTTTTTACACGATTCCACCCTTCGTTCAATTCAAAACAAAGCAGTTGAATGACGTACTTGAACTGATCCGTATCGCGGAATTTAAGTTGAGCGACAAAGGCGCGGTTGAGGCACCAAAAGAAATCGAGGAAGCCAAGTTCACAATCAACGGCACGACCTACCAGATGGGCATTGGTGGCTTGCACTCCTGCGAGAAAACAATCAACCACGTTGCCGATGCCAATACCCTGCTGATTGACCGGGACGTAACCAGTTATTACCCTAACATCATTTTGAACCAGCGCCTGTACCCAAGCCATTTGGGCGAAGACTTCTTGGATGTGTATAAGACGATTGTTGACCGCCGCGTGGCTGCTAAACGCGCTGGCGATAAGGTAACCGATGCTGCGCTTAAGATTACCATCAACGGTAGCTTCGGTAAATTCGGTTCCAAATGGTCGGTGCTGTTTGGTCCTAACCTACTTATTCAAACAACCATCACTGGCCAACTGGCATTGTTGATGCTCATCGAGGCGCTTGAGCAAATTGGTATCCCAGTAGTCAGTGCAAATACCGATGGGATTGTAATTAAGTGCCCTATTTCGCGTCAAAGTGAATTGGATGAGCAAATACATCAATGGGAAAAACAAACCGGTTTTGGGACCGAAGAAACGAGATACTCGGCGCTTTACTCACGCGATGTAAATAACTATATTGCCTTGAAAGCAGACGGCAAGTTTAAGACCAAGGGCGTGTTTGCCAATCCCGGTTTAAGTAAGAATCCATCCAGCCAGATTTGCGTTAGGGCGGCCATCGATTACTTGCAGTTTGGTGTACCAGTAGAATTGACAATTCGCACTTGCAAAGACGTCCGTCAATTTATTACAATTAGGTCAGTAACCGGAGGCGCGGTTAAGGATGATGAGTTTTTGGGCAAGGCAGTTCGTTGGTATTACGCCAAAGGCGAAACTGGTACAATTAACTATAAAAAGAATGGGAACAAGGTACCCCGTAGTGACGGTGCCAAGCCTTTAATGGTTCTCACAGAGGCTGTGCCGAGCGATATTGATTATGCCTGGTACATTAAAGAAACGATAGATATTTTAAAAGATGTGGGAATAAATTATGCTTGAATACTACCTTTGTTATAAAGAAGCATTTATATTAGGTGCTGTTTTTGGATCGATAGCAAGTATGTTAATTATGGAGTTTAGATATGGCCGCTAAAAATGATATAACCGGAGATAGTATTAAAACTAAAACTATCTTTTCAAAAGAAGCAGAAGACAATTTTGAAAGAATATTTGGTAAGAAAGAAAAACCACCTAAATTAACCAAAGAAGAACTGGATGACTTAGGTGCCTTGGACCTACCTATTGATATGGATATGTGGGATTACGAGTAATAAAAAATCCCCACCATTAAGGCGGGGTAATTAGCAACAACAAGGAGTTTTCATTATAACATTATTTAAGATAAGCAATTGCTTTTAATAACAATTCCTTATTATCTTTAAATAATCCAAGGGCTGAATTGCATTTAAAGCAAAGTAGGCCCCTTATTTTTCCAGTGGTATGGTCATGGTCAATAAAGTTTCTACCTGACTCCGGCACATAGCCACAAATTTGACACGCTATTTTTGATAGTGTTTCTGATATTATTTCAGGCGAACTGTTATACCGCTTTGAAATAATTGACGCAATATTTACACGATGGTATTTCTTAAAACATTCTCGGCACATTGCCCTAAGCTTACCAGATTCTGATGATTTTTTGTAGAAGCTGCTCACTGGCTTTTCTATATTACATTTTGTACATGTAACGCTACTTTTGGTGTTCATACCAGTCTATTAGGGCATTGAGTTGATCGCGAATTTGTTTAGCTTGCTCAAAGTTTTCTATTGCGTTGGTAATGACTTGCTCATCTGTAATAGCGGCACTGGTAGCGGTGGGCGTTTTAGCAGTTCCTGTGGTGGCTTTGGGCACGTCCCCTGTAAGAGCGCTGTTCCACAAGCTGAGAGCTGCACTGTCAGCAAAGCATATCCTATTATCCGTAACATTTGGCACCTTCCCTTTTAAAGTTCTGTATTTAACTACTTGCTCGGCTTGTTGGTTTTGAAATTTAGTAACCACTTCCCTGGCATAATCATCGTAGGCTTTTTGTAGTTCTATTTTCTCTTGAAGCGCAGCCTTTAAACTGGCATCGTGGCGCCAGCCGTTGACTGTCCAGCCAGCACTAAAAGCAATAAAGATAGTGCCAGCAATTAAAGCGTGTTTAAAATTAAACGTCAACGGTATCATTCTTTTTCCCCGCAAATTTGTCGGCTGTGTGCCCAGCTACTAGCGCAATAACATTAAAGTTTACAATGCTAGTGAAGTCACCACTGGTTAATTTGCCAACGTATAACAACCAGGCAGATAAAAAGGTTAAGCCAATAGCAAATAAAAACCGTCTACCACCTAAACTATTAAAATTCATTATATGCCTTTTGTATACTTGGTCTTGCCTTTACTAAAGTGCGCAGTAAGTAATTCACGCCTATTGCGCGGATCGATGCTCAAGTGTATCCAGGTGCCTTCGTAAATTAGCTGGTCAAACTTAATCGGTGACTCGGCTATTTTGTTAGCTACTTCTTTTGGTGTACCAAATCCCGGACACGTAAAATCAACGGCATAACCCAGTACGTGCGCAGATAAATCACCGCTTCCAATAGCACGATTAAGAGCAAGGCAACGATAACCACTAGATATGCGAATGGAATTATTGCCCAATAAGCTACGAACTTGCTCCAGCGTAGCAGCCAGCATGCGCAACTTTTCAATAATAATCGGAGACGCTGTATTGTCGATGCCCTTACGCACCGCTGTATCTGACGCAGTAAATTCATCTAAGTTAAAGTGTTCCGAGAGTTTCATTTAATTTATAATGATGATGCAAATACATCCAATAAACCAAAATAGCAAATCCGTTCTTGAACCAGCAGAGATTCTAAATGGGTGCTGTATCATTTCACGAATAAATGCTACTAACATAGTCAAACCAATTGCTTGCCACCATATAAAACCAATATACATAAACAACATGGTTAATAAAAAACCAGTCAAAGCATGGGCAAATTGGTCTAGGTATCCAGCTTGAGGGAATGGTTCAAAAATCATATTGAAATAGCTTTTAACTCATCAAGAGTTGTTAATGTATCGACAGCTTTAGTAATATCACGCAAACGCTGTTTTTCGGCAACGATATCATCAGTATCAGCACCAGACTCTAAAGCACGCTGAAATGCCACATCTTGCGCTTGCAATAATGCCTCACGCTCTGCACGAAGTCTTGCCTTAGTAATCTCTTTAGCTTTGTCTATATTAATAGTAATCATTCTGCAAACTCCCACGCATCTCTAAATGTTCTGTCTGACGGAATATCAGATACATCCACAATCTTAAATTCAGCCCCAGCAGGTACATCTTTTTCGGCTAGTTCTTGAATGGTATGTGATTGTAACCACTCGGCAGTAGGGATTAATATTGCCACCCCACCATCTGTTGTTTTATATATAATTCGTTGATTCATAAAATTTTATCCTTATCTGTGTAATGAAAAGAATACAGAGGCAGTATCTCTGTATGCACCCAAACCGCCACCAGCAATACCATAAGTGTAAACATCATAAGCAGATGAAGATACTATTGAAACAATCATAGCATTTAATCCACCACTTGCATTAACATCGCTAGATACTATTGGGGATGAATTTACATCAGGCATTGCAGAAGTTAGATTTACTCTGTATGTCCCAACACCATTATCAGTAATAGAGCTAACATTACCACTAGCACGAATTGCCACAGTACCAGTACCATTAAAGTTTACCCAAGCCCTTGCTGAATAAGATGGCGCAGAGCCAGTAGCAGTAGTTAGTTTTGTGGTTAGCGTAGCATCTGCCGTAACCGTATTTGCACTTCCATCTATTGTAACTGCCATAATTTATCCTTTAAATACCTATTGCAATCCAACTAACTGCCGCCGCTGTGGCATTATCTCCGTTATAAACAGTAACAGTAGTATTAGTTGCAGATAAAATACCACTCCCACCATCTTGGGCGGCTATACCGCCAAATTTACCCCCAACAGCGCATAATAAAGTTGTAAATGCAATAGGAAATGTTATTACTGAGCTAGAATTTACAGCAATACTAGCAGTAGTCCCCCATTGAATTATTAATCCATTAGATAATTTAACATATCCATTAGCAGTTAATGACCTAGCTATATCAACTAAAGCATCGCCTGTTTGTGCTGGTAATAAGATTGTATTTGAACCAGCTACGGCTGGTGCGGATAATGTAACCGAACCGCTTGTATTGCCACTAATAACTACTGAAGCCATGATTTATCCTTATCTGAAAACTGCTACTGAAATCCACGCTTTATCGCCAAGTGTACCGCCACCATCCATAGTAGCAATTGCAATAGAGCCAACTGCATATAAGTAAGGTGAAACTTGCCCATCATTGGCAGTACCTACCCCAGTACCAGCAGTATTCATATTTCCAATAGCCGCATAATTTACGTCAAGCATAGCAGTTGTAAAATTGACCGCATATTGACCAGTACCATTGTCTGTAATAGAACTTACATTAAATGAAGCTCTTATCGCTACTGTGCCTGTTCCATTGAAGTTTACCCATGCACGGCAGAATGTACCAATAGCAACACCATTGACATCAGCAATCGTAGGTGGAGTTAATGCTACGCCATTCCGAATAACAAGTTGGCTTGTTGAAGCCGCCTCTAATCTATCTGCTATTACCGTTCCTGCCATGATTAATCCTTATAAAATAACCCAGCGTGAGCCAGTTGGTATTGTAACTGTTACGCCAGTATTAATCGTAATATTACCAGTGGACATTGCCGATTTTCCAGATGTAATAGTATAACTTGTTGTAATGATCTGGCTGTTTTCAACAAAAACATCATCTGTACCAGCACCAGTAGCACCACCGCCAACTGATCCCCAAGCAGTGCCATTATATCCCTCAAATTTAGT